ACTTCGTTAAATGTATTTGGAAGTAACGAACAGGGGCTTGATGAAGTAAGGGAATATCAGTATAAGATAGTACCTTATTATATCCCAGAAGTTGATAATTTAACGTTATTCACTAAGTATTATGAAATTGGTAACGGTGTATTGTCTTTTGATGTAGTAGCTCAATTTGATGTACCTCAAATCAATAGTTTTGACACGGTCGAATTGTGGTACCGTGAGGGCAATGCAAAATGGAAGTATGGCGGCAACGGTAACGGTCAAATCTCTATTAGTGGCTGCGAACTTGGACATACTTACGAAGTAAAGGCTATTGTTAAAGACGTACATGGAAACACTTCACAAGGTGTTACAAAGTCCATTACTGTGGCCATGAAAACGGAAGTTCCAAATGCACCGCAAGGCTTTTCTATTATGTTCAGTGATAAGGCTAATTTCAACTGGCTTGAAGTTCGCAACGCTGACGTCGATTTCTACGAATTGCGTTTAGATACACGAACAGGCCAAACCGATGGTCTAATTGGTAAAAGCAACAACACTACTTATAGTGGCATGCTGCGTGAACGTAGTGGCAAAGTCTATTTATATGCACATAACCCATCAAAAGGCTATGGGGCACCGGCTGAGGTTACATATAATGTACCAATTCCACCTAAACCAACGAATGTCAAATTAACTGGTACTATTAGCGGTATCGGAGTAGTATTTGAAAGCATTCCGACTGGCTGCAAAGGTGCCAATGTCTATGTCGATAATACTGTATATTTCACATCTACTAACGCAATGAGTATTCCTATCGAGTCCGGTGTATATTCTGTCAGCGTTGCTTATGTCGATATCTTTGGTGAGGGGCCAAGAACCGATGCAACAAATGTTGCAGTAAAAGCTAAAATAGACAGTAAATTGCTAGATATGGAAGAACTTGGCATATCTGATATGGATAAGGCAGTAAAGGCTTTAAAAAATGAAGTCGGAACAGTCAAAACTAGCGTTGACGGTTTTCAAAGCAAACTTATCGACCAAGCCAATGCGTTCCAACATAGCATTAGTGATCTAAACACTAGTTTAGGCACACAAATAACTCAAATTTCAAACGGCATTGAGTTAAAAGTAAGTAATGCAATCAATAGCCTTGACGGAGCCACACTTGTAAGCCGTATCAATTTAAGCCCAGCAGGTACACGTATCGATGGGAAATTATTACATGTTACAGGCGATGCATTGTTTGAAAATAACATTATTACAAAAGGTATGCTGCAAGCCGGTTCAGTTACTGCCGATAAAATGCAAGTCGATAGCTTATCATCTATCACGGCTAATATTGGTGATTTAAGAGGCGGAACAATTACTGGTACTGTTATCAAAAATGCGTCTAATACGTTCAGCGTAGATGCTGACGGCAATATTAGAGGCGTAAATATTACTGGTTCGAGAATTGACGCCAACAGCGTATATGCTAATGGTGAACCGTTAAAGAACACTAATTTTATGAGTATTCATGTAGTTAGTGGACAAAAAATTAACTTGCCAGCCGGATATAACTATGAACGATGCTTATATTACTTAACCAATGTTAAAATGCGTGAAAGCTCAGCATATAAAATTACTGGTCGTTATTTTAATGATAGCGATATGAACAAAGTTCATGACTTTAATAATCGCTATTCAATGTATTTTAACAACAGGCCAGGTAGTGGCAAAATTGATGATTTAGACAACGGCCACTGGATACATGGTGAGCCGTTGCAAAACCGTGTATTCTTTCCTAATGGTGATATTCCAGACGGTGGAACTTTTTCGTATGGTAGGGGCTATCCTAAAAACAATGCAGCCTCTCAAAGTGCTAACGCTAAATGGTTTAAAGGTTGCGGCATTACGAAAGAGGGCTATTTCTATTATTTCTACAATGCCGGTCAATTTGGTTATTATGGCGAGGCTGATTTACTCATCGTTTCATTCTGGTAAGGGGGTTATTAATGGATCTTGTAAGACGCGAAAACGAGACGTTGCATATTGGGGAAGATTGGCGGAGGGCTTACACCATTGTTGATGATGTAAGTCTACATAACGCCAATGCCGTATGTAAAGTCCGTACTAAACAAGGCAAGGTGCTTTGTGAGGCTGAAACAAGCGTAAATGGACAAACTATTTACGTTACTATTCCAAAAGACAGCACATTAAGCATTGATAAAGCCTATAACAAGGCTCAGTATGACGTATTCTTAATCTTAGAAGAACGTACATATAAGTTGATTATGGGCGAAATTACTATTATTCATGATGTATCTATGCATTAAATAAAGGAGCAAAATCATGGCAGAAACAAAAACACTTCAAGAAGTTTTACTTACATTGGGCGAAAAGCCTTTGAATGTAAATGTAAATCTACCGGGCATTAAAGGTGAAAATGGCCAAGACGGTCGCAATGGTGCTGACGGTTTAAGTGCATACGATATTGCACAACTAAATGGCTTTACAGGCACTCAACAAGAATGGTTAGATAGCCTGAAAGCTGGTGCCGTTGCAGATGAGGCACGCACAATGCTATTAAATGGCAATGTGTGGTGTAAATCTAACTCTATTGCAGACGTATTGGCTGCGGTTATTACTAATTTAGGTAAAGCGTTCCCACGCACTGAATTTAAACCATTAACAGTACCTACTGTATTGCAAGGCCAACGTGTTGTAACAGTAGAGGGCGAGCCTCATTACTTTGTTAAAGTGGTAGGCATGGAAACTCCATTCGAGATTGGCGATAATGGAACTGGATCCATTTCTATTGAGCCTATGGGCGTTGATGATGTACATTTGACTTACCATAATTTCACTGGCGAAAAAGTAGGTAAAACAGTAATTGCCGGCAGTCACGAAGATACTAGAACGCCAGATGAAACTTACGAAGAAAATGGCGTTAAATATGCGTTATTTGGTCGCAAGTTAGAAGTTAACGTAGTTAATTTCAATGGTGATTTCGAGCACAATTTCATTTTACTTGGCAAGTGGCCTAAAACCTCTATTGATAGCGTTTTAATTAAAGCTAGCAGACCAACTACATTAAAAACAGGGGCTTTGGATGGCAGAAGATATACATTCACAGATGTTATTGGCAATCACATTGACAATATTCCTGTGTTGGTTGATAACCCTAAAAATGTTACATTTGACAATAATGATAGATATGAATACCCTATCAAGCTTGGCAGTATTGAATATGGCACAGCCGATGTTGCGTTCGACTCCTCCCGTGTTGAGTGGTCTGACAGCCAACATAAATATGTAAGTACTGGCCCTTCTATCGACCATTTATAATAGGTGAACGCAATGCAAGAGTTAACACATTTCTTAAATGAGGCGTGGCGAATGCTTACTGAGTCGTTCGCCATTAAAGCCTTGCTTGCGGTAGTTGCGGAAGTCGGTATATACATGTTAGGTCTTAAACACGTACAGGTGTTAGGTATATTCATTTGCCTAGTGTTTTTAGATCTATTCACAAAGTGGTCTGCGATTGGCTATCAAATGTTAGTTGATATGGGGGCAAACCCTGAGAATATCGGTGGTTTTGACAAATACATAGCCATTCCAGCTGCATGGGGAAAAGGGCTTATATCGTCCAAACATATGCGTAAGCCTTTCATTACAAAGGTATTAACATATTGCCTAGCAACTGCTAGTGCGTGGTGTTTTGATTACATGGCAGGTAATTACGCATTCGCAGTCAATCTTGTATGGTTGTATCTTGCTAGCGTCGAATTTCTTTCCATTTTGGAGAACCTACGAGACGGTGGCAATACTACCATTACAGGGTTGTTAGATTTGGTTCAATCTAAAGTTGACATGCTTTTAAAGAAATAAGGATTTTATATAGGGCTACTATATGTAGCCCTATTTTTAATTGGAGGTGCATATAATGAAAATCGGTACATATTTTGATGACTGCGAATTCGCTTGTAGTTGCCATCGTCATGAGGTCGATGAAAATGGACATAATAAACTGGACCATATCATTGACAAAAGATTGGTCGACTTGCTTGACAGAATTCGTGAACGCTTGGGCGTGCCGTTGACTGTTACAAGTGGTTATCGTTGTGAAGAACATAACGACGAAGTAGGTGGCGTGCCTAACTCTTATCACGTGCAGGGCGTAGCCGCCGACATAACCTACGATGGCATTGATGTTGATTATCTTGCACAAATTGCCGAAGAATGTGGGGCCGACGGAATTGGTTGCTATTACCATCAAGACTTCGTACACGTTGACGTGCGTGGATATGACGCACGTTGGAATGATCTTGACTAACTAAAGGGGCTATATATGTATGAGAAAATCACGAACTACATCAAAGCAGTTAAATCTCAGATTACTATTAAGCGGCTTATTATTGGTTGTGGTTGTTTGTTGCTCCTCATTGGTGCATGCCAACTCATTGACGGCTACTTCACCGCAAGAGGCAACTATCAACGTGCCATTGACAAGTTGGAACGAACTCAAAGGGAACTTGATACAAGCCGACGCCTTAATCAAGAGCTCAAACTTGTCATTGAACGAGGCTCAGACCTTAACCGCCAAGCAAGCGACCGAATTGAACGAATTGAAGATTATCAACGAAGAACGGAGCAAGGAATTGGCCGAGCTCAAAACTATCAACGAGAAACAGGGGCAAGAGTTAGTGAAAGCATCGGAATTAATAACCGAGCAGGCGAGCTCATTGGAAACAGCCTCCGTATCATTGAACGAGTTGAAAGCGGAAATAAAGAATAATAAAAAGACAGAACAAAGGTTACGTCGGCAACGCGATACATGGGCTATTAGCAGCGTAGCATTATTTCTTGCCGGTGCGTTACGCAAATAACGTGGAGGTGATCCAATATCTCCCTACCATATGAGGGCGGACATATGGAGTGATTAAATTAATAAGGCCTATCATGTTAGTATTTATAAGTACTTTCGTGATAGGCCCTTATTTTGTTTCTGCTTGCACTATTATTAATAATTCTTTATTATATTCTTAAGTAAACTAAAAATTTGTAAAGGAGGATTGTTATTATGAATTTTGAAATATATTGTCCTGTTGTTGAAGTTTTTCCACAAATAGGGAGCCTCAATGAGCAGCAGAGCGGCAGTGTTGTCGATGTGATTGAGATGGCGAAAAATGTGCCTGGCGGTGACGGAAGGGTTTATGAAATTTGTAAAATCGAATATAGCGATGAAAGTTATCAGCTGATGGCGATTGAGATGTAGATATTTGACATCATTTTGACATCAATTTACTAAAAAATATATAGAAATATAGTCAAATGTGATACTATAAAATGCAGTTGAATGCTGTGTTTACAGGCTTTGTCCATAGTCAAATAATAAACTCTTAATCAGGGTGTCCAGGGTTCGAACCCCTGGTGGTCCACCAAATAAACCCGCACAATAGTGCGGGTTTTTCTTATAAGTGTCTTTATATTATCCGTATATAATCTATTAGTAATATTAGGAGTACTGTAATGAAATTAGATGATGTAATGACTACACAAGAGGCTGGTGAAAGATGGAATGTACCAGCTGATTCTATTAAGCAATGTTGCTTAAAGAGATATGCAAATAAACAATTTACCGATGATGAAGCTAGAAAATCGGGCAAGAATTGGCTTGTAACTCGTCAAGGTATGGAACGGCTATACGGAAAAGAAAAGGATCATCATATATAGTGTATATATTATATATAACATCATTTTATTAAAAAATAAGTAGAAATATAGGTAAATAAGAGAATATAAAATGCAGTAAAGCACTGTGTTTGTAGGATAACCGCATTAATTATTGGAATATTTTATATCTTATAGACAATACGGGCTTAATAGCTTATGATTACTATATAATAATTTTTCTCATTAGGAGGCACCCAATGGCAGTAGATGTTTCTAGA